ACACTTTAAAAGAAAATAGGCCTTTTAATTATTTAAGGCCTATGTTCAAGATTTTGAGCAAATTGCTCTAATTATAAAGTAGCATCTTCCATGCCAGCAACTCTAAGTTTTATAATATTTGTCAGTTGCCACTGCTTTTGATCAAGTGCTTTAGTAATACCTAACCACTTATTCCTTAAGAGCGCAAATTCATTGATTATTTTCTCAAAGTCAACTACGTCGTCTTCACCGTCAACATATTTTTCAACATCTCTGCTGGTTAAGGCTCGTTGATAATTTTCTAAATATTTTCGAAAGTGTTGACTACGCAGTCTTCTTAATTCTATGTTAAGGTATTCTAAGATAGCTTCGATTTCTTGTAGTTGAGAGAATCTCTGCTCAACAATTCCGGGCATATTTGCAGAAGCTCTTTCAATATTACCCTGTACACGACATTCGCCTTTTGCCGCCGTTAATTCGACTTCAAAATAATCTACTGCCTGCGGAATATTTGAAATATCTTTAGCTATCTCAGTATACCACCCCATTAGAACTCCATTTCTTTATAATCGTCGTCTTCGTCTTCGTCATCAAGATAAAAACCAATAGCTTGATCAAGTGTATCATCAATGCCAACGGCACCTTTGAATACTTTATCACTGACACCAAAGTCAGCTAGCAAATCAATATATCTTTCTGCTACGTTTTCTAATTGTTTTTTATCTAGGTACTCAACAAAGTTTAACCAAATATCACCAATTTGTGTTTCATTCAACATTCTCGTCTATCTCCTCAGGAATGGGTTCTGTTGTTAAAGATTTGATATGAAATTTACTCATTAACATATCTAATTTATCATCTTTCCATTCTTTTCGGTAGAATTTGAATTCCTCACCTGTTTCTGGATCAATCCATTTGAGTCTATTACCTTCTTGCTTGAGCAAGCCAGCTTTTTCACACAAGTCAACAAGACCGCTGTATGGATTCATGCCTGTGGCATACGGAATTTTAACTTGTAATGTTTCAAACGGCTTAGAGTAACGGGTTTTCATAATTTTGCAAGCGGCACGGATACCGTTAACTTCTGTAACCTTATTACCATCCTCGTCTTCTTTCAACTTCAATTTCTTCATAGCAACTACGATAGAACTTGCGTAAACGAAGCCTTGGCCACCTGAAATTTTGTCATCAGGATCAAACATGTCTTGGCTAGCGTATGTGTGATTTGTACAAACCATACCTACATTATAGTTACCAAACATATTAACACAGTTACGAACCAATGCCGTGAGTGCTTTAGGTTTACGACCCATGTCGCCCTTTAGATCTCCCGCTTCAAACTGATTGATATCGGTAGGGGTAAGCAACATACCCAATGAGTCTATGACAAATAAAACCTTAGGGCGTTGATCCATAGCTTTATATTCATTCATGAATTCGTGGATTGTTTTTGCCACGTCATCAATCATAGCCATGTTCAATTTGAGAAGTTTATCTTCACTAGTGTCTACACCTAGTGCGTGTAACCATTTTTCATCTAGAGCATTTTCACTGTCGATAAGAATAACATAAATGCCTTGCTCTTGTGCATTCTTAACAATGTTTCCAGAACAAATATAACTCTTACCAGCACCGGATTCGCCTGCAAATACAGTAACTTTGCCCAAAGGAATACCTTTGTTAAAGTCACCTGAGATTAGATAGTTAAGCGCAAAATTACCTGTACTAACCCAATCTGTTGGATCGTTAAATCCAATTCCTAAGCCATCAATAGACTTAGTTAACGTCTTACGAAATTTTGATAAATCAAACGCTTTATTCGCCATATTAATTATCCAGTGTCATTCCGTTGTATTCTTTAACTACAGTAAGAACTTCTTCTTCTGTGTTACATACAATTTTACAATTCTTCCATTCACTTTCTTCATCTCGGCCACCTACTTCAACCATCCATCCGTTATCATAGCGATTGATTGTAATTGACTCATTTACTTTTGCTAGTTTTCCTAATTTTTTTGACATATTCTTTCTCCTGTTAGGTGTGAGAACCTGGGCGTACAACTAGGTTGCAGAGGCCCAAGCCTTATTTTACTTCTGACGATTGCGAATCATTGCCAAGATGTCTTGGGCACGACTATCGCTGGTAGCACTAGATGCATCAGCTGCCTTAGCGGCAGGTAC